TATAATTGATGGTACAAAACCACACGCTATATGCGCTCCGACTAATTTGGCACCAAGCTATAGATTTACTTTTGTTATTCAGTTTATGAGGGAAAAATGTGGCGATTGATAGCAAAAGCGTTGGGAGAAAAAGCAAGCAAAGATAATAAAGAAGCAGACAGAGTTGCTGCGATAAGATTATCTATTGTTTTGTTTTATATCATAACAAACTTGTTTATTATTGCTGGTGTGTTGAGGCATTGGAATGAATAAGAATAAATATGATTGGGTATTTTTTATGGAGTGGTTCGGAACACTAGTAGTTCTTATTGGTGTTGCAATGACTTCATTTAATATCTATCCAGCAAATCTTTATTTTGGTTTGTTGGGCAACTTCATCTGGACCATTGTTGGATGGAAATGGCGAAAATGGTCTTTACTAGTAATCGAAGCTGCTATTTCAATCTTATACATAGCGGGTATTCTATCGGTCAAATAAAGTGATAAAAACAAAAATAGAACACTTTTATGGTTCACAAGAGAATTATGATTTACAAGTGGTGCGGTTGAAAATTGATACAGAAAACTTAAATGAAAAAGAAGCGTTGGAAAACGGCTGGCTAATTGCGAATGATGATTGGTATGCTTGTCGCAGTGTTCGATTGAATCTTGAAGAATATCTTTCAGCAACAAAAAAGCCAGAGCTTCCTAGCAGCATAGAAGTAAAGTTCCTTTGGCCAACGCAAGTTGATGACCAACTCAAACAGCAGCTGTTACAAATCCGTGATGACTTTTGTAAGATTAAAAACTTTGAATGGGAATACGATCTATTCTCAGATTCTACAAGAGCAAGATGGCTCATAATGTTTGATGGTGGCGTTCCTGTTGCATTTACTAAGATGATTCAGTATGATGGTGGAGTTGAGTCGCAGTTCACAGCTTGGAACTACCATAAACCAAAACTCTCGCTCGGTAGAAGAATAGTTTATTTCGAAGCTCAAGCTGCTTGGGATAAATTGAATATAAAAGACAATCTTTACATCGGTCAAGGATATGAGCGTGGCAGCTTATACAAAACTGGATTCGCTGGCTTTGAATGGTGGACTGGTTCTCAATGGTTGACCGATAAGGAAAAGTATGAAGAATTATGCGCTCGTGATTCAACTATAAATACACTAAATGATCTAGCCAAAGTGTATAAAAATGCCGAAACTATTTAAAAAGCGAAAACTGATTACCGACAAGTCGGCTGAGAAGTATCTCAAGGATCCGCGTGTCATCGCGCGCATGGCTAAACTCAACTCAATACCAGTCGTAAAGAAGTACGATGTTCCCTATCTTTGCGGCTATTCAAAAGACGCTAAGACAATTTACTTTGACAAACATCTTAATACAAAGATGAAGGGTTATGATCTAACAAAGTTTCTTAAGATACATGAGTACACTGAGAAAACATTGCTTGATGTATTCGAAATGGATTATCAGCAAGCACATCATATCGCAACTCATCAGGAACGTAAAGCTGTTGAAGCTGCTGGTATCAAGTGGGAAGATTACGACGAGTTTCTGAAACCACAGATCAAAGAAGTGTGGCATGAAGATTTGAAATCAGTTCCGCCCGATCTTGATCTTGAACCATATGAAGACGAGAAGGATAAGAAAGTTCTCCGTCCATTGATGAAAAAAGAGAAACAAGAAAAAGGTTCTCTTGTTGAAACAAAAATAAGTTTAGAGTATCATGACGAACTGAATCCTGTTCTTTGGCATGGCGCTAAGTTGAAGCCTGAAGTTAGACAAGCTCTTCTCAAGTTTGGTATGGAGTGGGCTAAGTTTGCTAAGATTCCAGAGAGCATTATTCTTGATGTTATTATGACTGGTGGTAACGCTAATTACAATTATACGCCGAAGTCAGACATTGACATTCATCTTGTTATTGATAGAAATGCTCTTGGCTCTAACAGAGAGTTTGTTGATGAATATCTCCAAGATAAGAAAGTATTATGGACACTCACCCATAAGATCAAAATACTTGGCTACTCGCTTGAGCCCTACGCACAAGATAATGCCGATAGATATCCCGCAAATCAGGGCGTCTATTCCCTCAAACGTCAGCGTTGGATACAGTTCCCTAATAAAGGAAACTACAACTGGAAAGACGATCCTGGCTTGAAGCGTAAAGTTTTGTTTTACAAGAAGTTGATTGATCAAGTAATCAAAGACAAAATGGATCTCAACACTGTTAAAGAGTTGAAAGATAAAATTAGAACAATGCGTGCAGCTTCTATTGCTGCTGGTGGCGAATTTAGTTTCGAGAATCTTGTATTCAAAGAGTTACGTAATCGCGGATACCTAGATAAGATGAGTCGTTACGAGCAGAAATTAAAAAATGAAGCTCTAAGTTTATGATTGACTTTTCAGACGATCCAAAGTATAATGAAAGAGTAGCAGTAGTTCAAGAAGAAGATCTGATATACATAAAACTATATCGCGGCGGTGAATTGGTATACATAGGAGTGTTAAAGGATGAGCAATTTGGAAATGAAACTAGAGATAATGGAAATGAAAATCAGCGATCTGGAAAAGCTAGTCGCGATTGATATGATTGATAATGACTTTGTTCCATTTATCGAATCTGATGTTAAAGCATATTGGAGTGAACGCCTATGAGTCTTGGTCATGTAGTTGTTTGGTCTAAGCCAGACTGTCCTTTCTGTTTAAAATCAAAAACAGCTTTGCGCAACGCAAACATTCCTTTCGAAGAAAAGATGCTCGATGTCGATTTTACTCGCGAGCAACTTCTCGAACAATTCCCGCATGCTAAATCATTTCCAGTTGTAGTAGTGGATGGTTTTCATATCGGCGGTTATACACAGCTTCAACAAAAACTTAATGAAGAGTTTAGCAACACACAGAAACTTCTAAACGAATAGGTGAAACATGGGTATGTACAAGCGTGATGATATTCTCAAAGATCTCAAACAATCAGTCATCGAAGTAACATTTACAAAGGTCAATGGTCAAAAGCGTGTTATGCGTTGCAGCCTCGATCCGCGTTATGTTAAAGCTCCGATGGATATGAATCATTTAGATGAAGAGCATAAGAAAAGAGAAAACAAGGACACTATCGTATGTTGGGATGTTCACAACGGCGGATGGCGTTCTTTCCGTGTAGATTCAGTTGAATACGTACAAGAAGTAGAAGGATACTAATATGGCACACTGGTGGGGTTATCATTTGATGTTGGATTGCGCAGATCTGGACAAAGGTCAGATCACAAACTATGCTAACATCTACACATTTGCAAAAGAGCTCGTACGCGACATTGATATGATTGCTTATGGCGAGCCGCAAATCGTTGAGTTCGGTACAGGCAACAAAGCAGGTTATACACTTGTTCAGCTGATTGAAACATCAAACATCTGCGCACACTTTGTTCCTGACGATGGCAATGGCGGTACAGCAATGTATCTTGACGTGTTCTCCTGTAAGGAATACGACACTGACATCGTTATCGAATTGGTAAAGAAGTTTTTCTCAGCAAAGTATATTCGACCTAACTATCTGACACGACAAGCTTGAGGTATACAATGAGTGACACTATTGATCAAATTGTTTTCAACAATGATGAATGGGAAGTAAAACGTATTGGTTCGATAGTTCCATCAGTACGATTTAAAGTTCGTGTTCGTGATGACTCTATTCAAGGTCCAAACCCATTCCGTTGGAGCATGCTAAACACGTTTCAAATGTTTGCTGGTAAAAAAGTTATCGTGTTCTCGCTTCCTGGAGCGTTCACACCAACATGCGATACTTTCCAACTTCCTGGATTTGAAAACAACTACGACAAGTTTAAAGAGCTTGGTGTTGATGACATCTACTGCATCTCAGTCAATGATTCATTTGTAATGAATTGCTGGGCAAAGCAGCAGAACTTGAAGAACGTCAAGGTAATTCCTGATGGTAATGCCGACTTCACAACTGCTATGAACATGTGCGTATCGAAACGTAATCTTGGATTTGGCGAACGTTCTTGGCGTTATGCATTCATTGCTGATGATGGTATCATTACAGCATGGTGGCAAGAGCCTGGATTTGGTAATAACGTAGACCAAGATCCATACGGTGAAACATCGCCAGAAAACATTCTACAATATCTTCGAGCAACAGCAGTAGAGGCAGAACGTTGATAAGAGGTTTTACTTGTAGCGCATTTGATCTGCTTCATGCAGGTCATGTTGAAATGCTGCGTGAATGCAAACAGTACTGCGATTATTTGATTGTTGGGTTACAAACTGATCCAACAATCGATCGCCCAGAAAAGAACAAACCAGTTCAATCTATCTACGAACGCTACGTTCAATTGCGTGCCTGCAGATATGTTGATGAGATTATTGTTTATGAAACAGAACACGATCTCATCAATCTATTAGGTATTGAGCCAATTGATAGAAGATTCGTTGGTATAGAATATGAGAGCGTTTATCTTACTGGACAAGATGTATGCAATCGCCGTGGAATAGAAATCATATATAATAGTAGATATCACATGTACAGTAGTACTGAGTTGAGGAGTCGTTTGAAATGAGTTTTAGTGATCAATTTTTTAATGAAGTCGTAGAGATCGCAAACGCATTAGATAAGAACGAGGTAGAACGACTTGCAGAAGCTCTGGCAACAACAAGAGAATGCGGAGGTCGCGTTTTCATTCTCGGAGTTGGTGGCTCTGCAGGGAATGCTTCTCATATGGTCAATGACTTGCGCAAGTTATGCGGCATCGAAACTTACTGCCCAACAGACAACGTATCAGAGCTTACTGCTCGAACAAATGATGAAGGGTTTGACACCGTATTTGAAGGATATCTCAAAGTTAGCAAGCTCAACCGAGATGACACCATCTTCATTTTATCCGTTGGAGGCGGCAACAAAGAACGTAATGTGTCAGTAGGGCTGATCAAAGCAATCGATTATGCAAAGTCAGTTGGCGCATTAGTTCTTGGTATCGTAGGTAAAGCTGACGGATATACAGCAGAAAAAGCTGATGCATGTGTTGTTGTTCCTCCATTAGTTCCTGATCGTGTTACGCCACACTCAGAATCTTTCCAAGCAGTTGTTTGGCATTCACTTGTTTCCAATCCTAAACTACAGATTAACGCTACAAAATGGTAACTAATGTTGGTGCCATCTAGCTATATTACCTGCATTAGTTGTTTTACCGCAAATATTGCAGGTAATTAGTTTGTTTATATTTTTAGATGTATCAATTTTTATATTTGATTTCTTAGTCCAATGATTTTCACCGAACTGATTTTTTGCATGATGTTTTTCGCTTATTTCTCTATTTTCCCAAGATTTTCTCATGTTATATTTCGCTTGTTCGCTTTTAAAATGACCTTTTATTTTTTTACCTTTGGTTTTTGGTCCAGATATTTTACCACCAAGAGCATAAAGTTCTTTGAGCATTTCTTCTTTTTTCATCAGACCTGCTAACATGCGCCAAGCAATTTCATCTTGTTTTCTACCATGTGTTTCGAAAAGTTGTTTGTGTGCTTCTGCATGCTCTTCTATAGTTAAAAGAACAATATTTGATGGATCATCTGTTCCACCAGCGTGTTTTGGGATTATGTGATGTTTGTGATAAATAGTCATAGCTGTGCCTCCTTACCGAGTTATAGAGTCAGTGGAGCTCCCAACTCGCGACTGACAAATATATTTATAACAATTGAGTGTTTATAATGGTTCGCGCAGTTTTTTTTGATCGGGATGGTATTCTCAACCATCTTATCAAAAGAGAAGATGGAAGTTATACAGCTCCTTGGAATGTCAACGAATTTGAGTTTGTTGACTTCGCTAAAGAAGCTGTAAGCATTGTTACCAATTTGGGATATGGTGCTCTTTGCGTTACCAATCAACCAGACGTTTATGACGGCAAGCTCGATAAAACACATCTCAACATTATGAATCGAATGTGTATAAATTGGCTAGGTCTTGATGATATTCTTTGCGCATACGAGCGCGGATCTGCTTGGTACAAACCAAACAATGGTATGATTGAAACATTCATCAAGAAATATAAAATTGATCGTAGTCAATCATATATAATAGGCGATCGTTGGAAAGATATTGTTGCTGGTCACAAAAGCAAATTAACAACGATTTACGTTGGTGCTAATTACACCAAAGAACAAAGACCAGAAAAATACAAAGATATATTTCCAGACTATATAGTTGATAGCACGTTGCAAGCAGCAACATTGATTGAGGAGCTAAGTTACGATGATTAAATTATACGCCGATGGCGCTGCAATGGATGGTATTATTGCAGCCGCAAAAGATGATACTATTTCTGGATTCACAACTAATCCTACATTGATGCGTCAAGCTGGTGTTACCGATTACGCCCAGTTTGCAAAAGACGCTATCTCTTATCTTGCAAAAACGCGACCAGAAACTTGTTTGTCATTAGAAGTATTTGCTGATGAACCAAGTGAAATGATCCGTCAAGCAAGATTAATCGACAGCTGGGGCGAAGATAACAATTACTCAGTTTATGTTAAAATTCCAGTAATGCATATAGATGGCACACCGACAACTTCTATCATCAATCAACTTTCGCATGAAGGTATTAAACTGAATGTGACAGCAGATTTCACTGGCGAACAGTTTGTTGAAGTTCTAGAAGCTTTGTCTCCGAAAACGCAAGCAATTGTTTCTATTTTTGTTGGTCGTATTCATGACGTTGCTGGGACTATGCATTATATCACAACTGCTATGCAATTAGCGAAAAAGAATAATACACACCCTAACATTCAATTCCTTTGGGCTTCTTCAAGACAAGCTTATTCGTATGTTGAAGCCGATAAACTCGGTTTTGATATTATTACAATGACACCAGACTTGATCAAGAAAACAAAAAGCTTCGGTAAAGATTTGTGGCAGTTCTCAAAAGAAACTTGCCAAATGTTCTATGATGATGCAGTAAAATCAGGATTTCAACTATGAGTGGATTTGAAGAGAACGAAATTTCCGTCAATGCTAATGGCGGAACTGAGATCGCAAAACGTAAGCTAGCTGAAATTATTGACCCACAGTTGCTTGATAATTTTCAAATTGTTTGCTCTCGTTTTAGAGAAGTTGATTGGACTAAGATTCGTTTGTTCTGGTGTCATGATCTTCCTGAAGACCCAGAGTCAGCTAAGTTTAGAATGCAGGAATTCAAAGACAGCTTTCACAAATATGTTTTTATTTCTGACTGGCAATATCAACGCTATCAACTTGTACATGGCATTCCTTATGATAACAAGTCGATTGTTCTTGAGTCAGGTATTGTTCCAGCGCCAGATGATGTTATCGATAAGAAGCCAAAAGATGGTAAGATTCGTTTAACATATACATCAACTCCGCAGCGTGGATTAGAAATCCTTGTACCAGTATTTGAAAAGTTAGCAGAAACAAATCCTGACATTCATCTTGATGTGTTTTCATCTTATAAGATCTATGGTTGGGAAGATGCTGATAAGCCGTATGAGCCATTGTATGATCGTATTCGCAATCATCCTCAGATGACTTATCATGGCTTTGTTCCTAATGAAGAATTGAAAGCATATCTGAACACAGCGGATATCTTTGCTTATCCATCTATTTGGCTTGAAACATCTTGCCGAGCAATGCTTGAAGCAATGTCAGCTGGTCTTGTTTGTGTTCATCCTAACCTTGGTGCATTACCTGAAACATCTGGTGGTTTGAATATCATGTATCATGGCGACTTCGCTGATAAGGGTATGCATGCTAATTTGTTTGCAGCGCATCTTAATGCTGCTATCAACTTTGTTCGTAACGGCGATCACATGCCAATGATCAAGTTCAATAAAGTGTTTGTTGATTCGCGTTATAACATTGATCGTATTAAGAATCAATGGGAATTGATGCTGCGTGATCTGCTTGCTCAATACCCTGACGAAGTTTCTCGCGCTAAACCAAAACCACAATTCGTATACAGGACTTCATAATGATTTTATCTAAAACACCTCTTCGTATTTCATTCTTCAGCGGTGGCAGTGATATGCCATCGTTCTTTGAAAAGGAAAGAGGAGCTGCTTTGTCGGTTACGATCGACAAGTACATCTATGTGATGTTGCATAAAACGCCTCACCTCGGTATCAAGGTAATGTATGATACCATTGAGGAATATCCTGACTTAGAAACTATGCAGCATGCCATCACGCGCGAGAGCTTAAAACACTTTGGCGTTGATAAAGAAGTAACTGTTGCATCAATCGCTGACATTCTTGCTAAGGGTTCAGGTCTCGGTTCGTCATCAGCATTTACACTTGGTCTTGTCAATGTTCTTGCTAATCAAAATAAACATGAGAGCATGGTATCAAGAGAATATCTTGCTCAAACTGCATACTACGTTGAACGTCAGTTGTGTGGTTATCCAGTTGGTAAGCAAGATCAGTATGCATCAGCTTATGGTGGTATGAATCTCTTTGAGTTTCATAAGGATGATACTGTTGAAATTCGACCAATGACATACAATCGTGAAACTTGGAATAATCTCGAAGATCGTTTGTTGCTTGTTTATTCTGGTCGCGGTCGTAACGCTAACTCGATTCTACAAAAACAATCAGCAGCTATGAGCGATGAAACCAAGTTCAATCTCGTCAAAGCATCTCGCGATAAAGCTTTCGTTGGCGCTCGATATCTGAAGGAAGGCAAGCTTGACGATTTCGGACATCTACTGCATGAAGCTTGGATGGATAAGAAAGCTGTCGAAACATCTATTACCAATGAATACTTCGATGGCGTCTATAATCGAGCATTAGAGGCTGGAGCTCTCGGCGGTAAACTCCTCGGCGCTGGTGGCGGCGGATTCTTCCTGTTCTATGTCGATCCATCGAAACGTCAGCACGTAATTGACGTAATTACTGATGGAACAGAATGTAAAGTCTACGATTTCAGATTCACCGAGTATGGAAGCCGTATTACCTCATATTGTTAATAAATAAAGAGTTGACACTTTGTGTGTTTCAGAGTATAATGATTACCATGGATAAAGAAAACAACGTAATACAGTTTCCAAATCGAGGAAAGGTTATTCCTCGCGAAATAACGCCAGAAGAAATGGCGTTAAATGTTAGTATGGTTAAGTATAATCATATCAACGAAACATTGGAAACAATCGTTCCTATGCTCTTCAATAATATGGAGTTAGCTGGGTTTCAAATCGTTCCGATGGAAGATGAAGAAGATACAAACATTAAAGATCATGCGTTGATTGTCGAATCAATTCGTTCTTTGATGTGCAAATATTATGGTATACAACATCCATTTCAACAGTTGTCAGAAAATCTGTTCAATCCTAACAATGATGGAACAATGAG